TATGAGCGATAAAGAGCTATTGAAAGTTTCAAAACTTTGCGGTATTAAATAATAGTATTAACTAGCAGGGCAAAAGCCCTGCGCAATATAGAAGATTATGAAATTTAGCGAATTACCAATAGACACCCAACAGAGATTAAACGATGAACGCTCAAAATTGAGTAATCGATCAATCAATAATGCAAATGAGGTTTTACTATACAATCAGTCAGGTTCACGTTTCTTTTCTGCAAGAAGGCATCAAAGCTCATGGCAAGACGACAAGGGTAATTATATGCCATTTGGTGGCGGTTCTGAATGGACCGTACGATATGGATGTGTCGGTTTCGCTCGTAAGAAACAAGTGATTGGTTACGATTACGAGTTGGCTGAAGGCAAATTGTACTCTAAATCATCAAATGGCACAGTTATTCCCTCTTCTGTAAAGACCAAGAAAGAAGTTTTGAGCATAGCGAAGTCTATTGGTATATTTATTTTTTAATCCGGTAGCCTTCAGGCTACCACAATACACACGATTATGGCAACATCAGTAATTAAACAAAGAACAATAGAAAAGTTCATCATGTCAGAATTTGTACAAGGCAACTTAAATACAAAAGAGCAAGTAAGCTGTATGCTTATTCTGATCCAAAAGAAGTTGGATATGTCAGTAGAGCAAGCGAGTGACTTTATGAGAAATGCAATTGGTATTAACGCTTAAATATACGATTATGACAAAACAAGAACTTGAAAACAACATGACTAAGGTAGCAGGTATACCGGTTGAAATAACAGTCAGAGGCAAACACTCTTTTACTTTCTCTTTTGAGGGTAAGAATGAAACAGCAGCAAAGAAGATACAGCAATACTTTGCACCCGTATCGCTTGAATACGACTACGATGAAGAATGTGATCTGACTTGTTTATATATGAATCTTTAATAACACTCTTATTAAAATAGGTACAATACAGGTGCAGATTTATGCCCCTAAATTTTTGGCCTGCCAGCCTGATTTAAACAATCTACCTTTTGCTACAGATGAACGTAATAAAGATAGAGTATTCACCGAAGAAGAATATCACCGCATTTTTAAGAGTTACCCGTATCCATTTGTAGACGGTGTTTATGTACACCATTTCAAATCAAATGGTTATGATTGTTATACTAAGTACATATTTATCGAACAAATAAATTAAACGATTATGAACTCAATAAACAAAAACGGCTGCAGTGTATGCGCCCCTGGTAAAGAGAACTACTGTACCTACAACGCTAAGTTGAAAGGCAAGAGAGTGAGAATGTACCAGTATGACTACCGTACTGAAAGTGGTGAATTATTTACCTGTTGTGCAGCAACCTTAGCAAAGTGCAGAGAAAAACGTGATAAGTGGCTTAGTTTACAACAATAAGACAGTTGTTGTGTATCAGACTAAGATAAATTTCGTTATCTTTGGTTGTGATAGTACCTTTGAAGTGAATATTTAAAATATGAAGAGCAGATATGAAATATTAGCAAAAGATAAAGGGTATTATGTCGATTTACAAGGCAATGCCTTTTCTGCACGCGGTAAAAAAGTCGGTACGCGTGGCAGTGACCCGTATATGTATATTGGCATAAGGGTGAGTGAAACGAAAGTTATCAAGGTCTATGTACATAGATTGCAGGCTTATCAAAAATTTGGTGATGCTATTTTTGACAAAGGCATTGAAGTTAGACATTTAAATGGTGATTCTTTTGATAATTCGTATGAGAATATAGCAATAGGTACACCGTTTGAAAATGCGATGGATAAGGCTAAAGAAACAAGAATGCGCTGCGCTAAAAAAGCATCAGAGGCAATTAAAAAATACTCAGATGAATTAGCACAACAGATTCAATTAGAATACTCAAAGGGTTCTAATTATAGAGAGCTTATGAAGAAATATTCGATAAGTAGCAAAGGCACATTGAATTATATACTTAAAAGAAATATATCGCGGAATGGAGCAGTTGGTTAGCTTACCGCTTTGACTTGGCGGTGGTCACAGGTTCGAGTCCTGTTTCCGCAACTACTTAATTATTAATTTAAAAGACACGATTATGAACATTCTAACGCTTAGTGTTAAGCAAATATATTTCGATGAGATTTTGGCTGGTAAGAAAACGCACGAATACCGCGAAATCAGACCTACCAATGCAAAAAAGTACATAACCTACTTATGTGGTGGTAAAGAATATAAAGCTGATGAAGAACTTCCCGAAGAGGGTGAAATCGAGTTAAAGCCTATCAAGTACGATGCTATTAAATTTCTCACTGGTGAGTACAAAGGCAAACGGCCTTATGCTATTGTAGAGGTTAAAGGTGCAGAAGATTCGATCCTTACCGATGAAGATGGTAACGATATTGTCTACGAACACCAAGGCGAAGAATACCTAGCAGCCCAAATGGACTATACTTTAGGCGAGGTATTAGAGAAACATATAGATTGATTGTTTAATTTAAAAATTATTGCTGAGTCGCAAGAAGAGTAAACAGAGTAGCCGGACCGCGCAGAAATATGAATGGCGCGGGTGCTGGCGGTAGATTAGTTGCTAATCGTAGGGGTACGGCAAGTGCCACCCAGTTAGGTTCACGTAGACAACGTTACGGTGATCTTCGTGTTTCATTTGGATTATCTGGTGGTTAGCTATGAATAAAGTAGAGCAAGCGAACCGGTATATAGACCTCATTCGGGTAAAATCGAATGAGGCTTTACTGTTTTTATCCTTGGGTAAAGATTCGCTTGTCTTACTTGATTTAATCTATCCAAAGTTTGATCGGATCGTTTGTGTGTTTATGTACTTCGTCAAAGACTTGGAGCACATAAACCGATGGATTGGCTGGACTAAAGCCAAATATCCAAAGATTGAGTTTGTGCAAGCGCCTCACTGGAATCTAACTTACATTCTTCGTGGCGGGTTGTATTGTGTCCCTAATCCAAAGGTGAAGCTGCTGAAACTTGCTGATGTGGTAAAAGCTATGCAGCTAAAGTATGGAGTTTATTACACGTTCTTGGGGATGAAGAAAGCCGATGGCATGAATAGACGTTTGATGCTGAAAGGGTATGAAGCTAACGGATATGAGAACAACGGCTTATGTTATCCTTTGGCTGACTGGACGCAGATGGATATTCTTGCATACATGAGGCAACATGCGTTACCAGAACCGGTTAGATATTCTTTAAAAGCTAGTTCAGGGGTAGGATTCAATCTTGATTGTATGCTTTGGTTAAAAGAGAACTATCCGCAGGATTTACAACGAATCTATCAGGTATTTCCAATGAGTGAAAGAATTTTATTTGAGTATAATAATAAAAAACAAATAGCCGAGTCAGAAATAGAAGAAGAGGAAGAATGAAAAGTGCTGCCGATATAGGCGTACAAACCAATCGTTTGAGTAATGCTGCAGCTGGTAATCCAGGAAGGCAGGCAAGAATTAACAGTATTGGCGGTGCCATGTATCGTAACCTTAGCCGTTTAAATTATGCAAGAAACGGAAGCGTGTACCAACAATATTCAAGGTCTGCTCGTCAAGGACGCAGTGGTGGATTAGGTTTAAGTAACGGATAACATGGAACTAAGTAAGTACATAAAGAGCGAATCGGTAGAACTAAATCGTTCTGCCATTCACTTTGCAAATTATAATCCTCGAAAACTTTCCGATGAATCACGAAAGACATTAAAACGTGGTATCAAGAAATTCGGGTTGGTCGGTGGAATTGTCGTGAACAAGCGAACCGGGTTAACCGTAGTCAGCGGACATCAGCGTTTGTCTGTCATGGATGAATTGCAGAAGTTCCCTGATAACGACTACCGCATCCGAGTCGACGTAATTGACGTGGACGAAAAGCAGGAGAAAGAACTAAATATTCTGATGAATAACCCAAACGCACAAGGTACCTGGGATTTTGATGCTCTTGCACAGATTGTTCCTGACATTGATTGGAAAGACGCGGGCTTGACTGATGCTGACCTAAACATGATTGGTGTTGATTATCTGTTGCAGACTGAAGAAGAAAGCTCCATTGCTGATGCTTTGTCTGATATGATGTCGCCTGTTAACGAACAGAAAGAAGCCGAAAAAGCCGCTAAACAGCTAGAGCGTGCCGAAAAGGTTGCCCACATGAAAGAGGTCAAGCAGCAGGTTAAGGAGAATGCACAAAAGCAAGCCGAGGACATGGATGCCTACGTAATGTTGTCCTTTGATTCCTATAAAGCTAAAGCAGCTTTCTGTGAAAGGTTCGGTTATGATCCAGATATGAAATTTATCAAGGGAGAGGTATTCGATGAACAAGTAGAGAGAATAGATTAATTATAGGAGGAAAGCAGAGTCAAAAAAAGACAAAGAAGTTACAGCGAAATTCTTTCAACAACAAAAAGGTTGAGAAAAACCTATGCAGCAAGTGGTAATATTGCAAGAAACATATCAAATAACCAACGAATCTCTCGTGCAGGGTATAATGTAACCCAAAATCTGGCAAGAAGTTTAAAAGTAGACTCTTCACTGCTTCCTTTCTCCAATTTCAGAGATAGAAGGGGTTACACAACTGCTAGCCGAGGTTTAGCTAACGGATAAGATTATGACAAAAAGTGAATCTCAAAACAAAAAAGGTAAAGGAGGAAGAAAGCCTAAGTTTGATTACGCAAGCGAGGAATTTCTTTCTCTCGTAGAGTCGTATGCCAAAAAGGGATTCACTGACGGAGAAATAGCTCATGCCATTGGAATTGAACCGGAAACTTTTTGTAGGAAGAAAAAAGAGTTCAGTCAATTAAGTCAAACCCTCTCACGCGCGCGTTGTGTAATAAACTCTCTTGTCCGGGCAAAGTTCCTTGCCATGGCTCTTGGTGGTATCAAAACGAAGAATACTACTATTCGAAAGCTGCGGGATAAGGACGGTAAACTGACAGGTGAGGAAGAAGTTCAAACTGTAGAAGGCGAATTGGCTCCCAATTTGAGTGCTCAAATGACATGGTTGTACCATTACGATGAAGACTGGAGGAGGATTGAACGTAAACAGGATGAAGATGCTGATATTCCTACCGACATAAACCACGGTATTAGTATTGATTCCTGGATTAAAGACAAGCTGAAATGATAGTACCTCAAGAAATTTACCATCCATTATACACTGATACGGATAAATTCATTATTCTTATCACCGGTGGTCGTGGCTCCGGCAAATCCTTTAATGCTTCCACCTTCATCGAACGGTTGACCTTTGAAATGACTCCGGTAGAAAAGATAGTGCATCAGATTCTCTACACCCGCTACACGATGGTTTCCGCTGGTATGTCTATCATCCCGGAAATGATGGAGAAGATAGAACTAGACGGAACAACTAAGTATTTCAAGACTACCAAGACGGATATAGTCAATAAAATGACTAATAGCCGTATCATGTTTCGAGGCATCAAGACTTCTTCCGGTAATCAGACGGCAAAACTAAAATCTATTCAGGGGATTACTACTTTCGTCTGTGATGAAGCGGAAGAGTGGACGAATGAGGAAGAATTTGATAAGATAATGCTCTCCATCCGTAAAAAGGGGATTCAGAACCGGATTATCATCATAATGAACCCCTGCGACTCTAATCACTTCATTTATAAAAAGTACATCGAGAATACTCACAAGCTCGTAGAGATTGACGGTGTGCAAGTTCAGGTTTCTACCCATCCGAATGTACTTCATATTCACACTACCTACTTTGACAACTTAGAGAACCTTTCTCCTGAGTTCCTTCGGGAAGTGCAGGAAATGAAAGAGAAGAATCCTGAAAAGTATGCTCACGTGGTTATCGGTCGTTGGGCTGACGTGGCAGAGGGTGCTGTATTCAAGAAGTGGGGTATTATTGACGAATTCCCGCAGGAATGCAAAAAAGTCGGTTTAGGTCTTGACTTTGGTTTCACCAATGATCCAACGGCAGCAATCCGGTGTGGAGTTATTGATAATCGCCTATATCTTGATGAAGTAGACTATCGAACTGGACTGCTGTCATCCGACATTGTTAAATCTATACGTCCTTGGGGATTAAAAACTATAGCTGATAGTGCGGACCCAAGAACCATTCAAGAGATTCATAACGGAGGTGTGAGGATATATGCTGTAAGTAAATACCCCGGTTCTGTTGTAGCGGGTATAGATAAGATGAAGGAGTATGAAATATACATAACCAAACGTTCGTATAACTTACAAAGAGAGTATAGAAAATATGTATGGGCAAAGGATAAAGACGGAAACTATATCAACGAGCCGGAAGACCATGATAATCACGGAATAGATGCCGCTCGTTACTGGGTTTTGGGTGAGCTTCTTGGTAAGATAATAAAGTCACAAAAAGTTTCAAAAGAAGAATTAGGAATTTGGTAA